CTTTTGTAAGGGTTTGATTTCATTTTCATAATACATTTCACTGTATTGCAAAGGATTTCCCAGGCTTGATCCCTCGGGTGGCAATATGCCGCTTAACCCCGCAGGGTAACGATGGGCCACAATCACCTCTTGCGATGATATTTTTTTAATCCCTTCAAATTCGTCTTTCGTGCCAATATTACCCACAGGGATAAGTTGCACCCCTTTTTCTTGGCCATTAGGGATATTAATTAACATCGATGAAAAATTACCCACCCCACGAGATTTCTTTAGCGCCTCAGCCAGATTTTCCTCAGCAACGGGCGTCAATGTAGGATCCGTCATATAAAGAATAAATCCCATGTGCATCCCGTTTTTGTAATAACGACGACGAAAACGCGTGGCCTCTTGTGAGAGCAATGCAGATTCAACACCGGATAAATAATCAGGCAAGGCGTAGATATTTTGATTCGGATCATAAAGACGAATTTGAACAATCTCACCTCTCTTGTATTCAGTCTTGGTGTCGTCACTGTTTAACCGAAAAAAACGATTATCTTTTCCTCTACGGGTATATTGCGCCATGACATGGCCAAGTCGTAAAGGCTCTTCCCACGGGTTTCTAAAAACTTGATAATAAGCATAACCAAAAGTGATCAGGTCTTTGCATAGGTTCATCATTTCAAAAAATGACAGGACATCTGTTTCAATAAAATCCTTTGATAATATACGTGTACGCGCTTCAACAATGGCACCATGATAGGAATTGGCCAGCAATAATGCCGATAACGCTTTTGGATCAATCGGTGGCGTATAAAATTCATCCGCTTCATCAAAATCTACATCGCTACAAGCAATGGGGTTTTCTATATCCACTCGCTCAATACCGCCAAACTTGAACGCCGTTGATTCACCAACCACAGGTAAGACTTCTTTACGTTGAAACCGTTTCTTTTTCGCCATTATAAATCTACTCGTATCGTTGATGTACGTTGCATTGCAACGTTTAAACCCTCACAAGCCACAGCATGCGCGATAGCAAAGAAACTATCCGCATGCCCTGTTTCTTCTGTTCGCTCTGCTGCAAAGGTCATGGTGCCATGACCTGTTTGTTTTCGTTTAATCGCCAAAAATGACGGTGCAATAGACGTGTATTCTGCTGGCCACTTAATCCTTGAGGTACTCACTAAATCCATGACCTTTAAAACAAGGCTTTGCTTACTTTGTTGTGTATAGCTGATTAGCATCACTTGTGGAAAGAATGCCTTGATCATCTCTCCGACACCGCTACCAATACCACTGCAGTCCACTCCGATATGTTGGACGTTATAGCGAGTAGTTAGGTTTTGAATTTGCTCAGCTTGCCATGACCAATGAAACCCGCGATATTCAAACTCTTCAATGACACGAAAAGGCTCATTTTTTTTAAGTGGCATCGCTAACACATAACAGCGGGCTAAATCACCTGTACGCGCAGGATCATAGCCGATAGCTACCGGGTGATCACCAATAGGCCGCTGCGCTGATAAATCAACATCCGACCACATATCCTCTTTGATACACTTTGTCAGCGCACTTAATGTAAAGATACTGTCTGCTTCATCCATAAATTCGACATCATAAAGATAGGCATAAGCGGTAATGCCGTGGCGCTCTTTTAAATCATCAATATCAATATTGGAATTGCCACCATCAACCGCATCTTGCGCTGTCACTACATAGCGCCATCGTTTATCAGGGCAGAGTTGAGGGTGTTTTCTTAATGTTTCTTTTGATGGGAACGGGATATCCGATCGTTCTTTATTACCTTGCTTCCAATACGCGCCCGACCATACACGATAAGCGCCGTGAGAGCGGGTTGACGGTGTGGTGATCACCGTAATGCGACGATCTTTTAATGTACTCATCGCCCCAGCGGTTTCATAGATACCTTCAAATTTTGGTATCCAACACGCCTCATCGATGTATAAATCAGAGCTGTAAGATTGCGCGGTATTTCTATTGGTGCCAATAAAGCGCAGTTCAGCACCATTAGGTAACTTTATTGGGTTGCCTTGCAGCTCAATCCCAAAATATTTTTCTGCTAACTGGGTAATGTACGAGCGAAAAACCAAGGCTTGCGCTTTTGACGCAGACAGGAAGGTTTGATTTTTTCCTGTTTCTACCGCGATATAGAGCGCTTCACCTGCCGCCTCAAAGGTAAAACCAACTTGGCGCCCTTTAAGGGTCCAGCGCTCTTTTAGGTTACGTGCATCAAATTGGATTTTTTGATAACTATAGAGGCTATCAATCCATTGTTGCCAGCCTGAGTGGTCAATCCCGGGTATGTCATTTTTACGTTTACGGCCCTTTTTCTTGTTACTTAAAGAGTGTGCTTGACCTTCGCGTTCGGCAGGACAATACCCTTTATCAAGGTTGGCCTCTCGCTCTTTAATCGATAGTCGTTCTTTTTGCCGGCGAGTATTGGCGTCTTGCAGTTTAATAAGATTGGCAATTAACCGGTCAATTTCATCCAACTCATTGGGCTTTTTCATATCCCTATGTGTGAGTAATAAAATCCGTTGCTCTAACTGCTTTTCTAGGTCAAACTTTGACAGCAGTTCATTCCAACCATCCTTATTAATCCAGTTATAAACTGTTCTTATGCCGTTTATATCAAGCTTCTGTGCGATTTCTTTTGGGGTAAGGCCAGATAAATACAACGCTTTTGCTTTATCTCTCACATCATCGTCGTATTTACTCTTTCTGGCCGTTTCCATCTTTAAAGCTCGTTTAAAAATCAGGTTTTAGCATACCGACCTGTTTTTCTATTGCCGCAAAAAAATGTTGTAAAACCCCTTGTGTACAACATGCATCACTGCCTTTTTTACTTTCTTCGTTTTATCGTGGCGATATTGAATTAAAGAGATAATGTCATGCCATTACAGAGTGGGTTTATTGCCATTGCAACCAGCGGTAACACCGTGGATGACCGAAAGATTGAAGCATCGTGGCTTGAAGAGGCGGCGGCCAGCTATGATCCCGCTTTGTATACTGCTGTCTTAGATTTAAACCATTGGGATACACGATGGGCTGGCACTTACGGCAAGGTTATCGCCCTTGATTGCACCAAAGACAAAGACGGTATTGTGACGCTTCGCGGCAATCTAGAGCCCAATGAAGCATTGATTGCGATGAGTAAAAAAGAAGTGTTGTTTACATCAGTGGATCTGCTCCCTGATTTTCGTGGCACCGGTAAATATTACCTTTCAGGCCTTGCGGTAACACCTAAACCTGCCTCTGTTGGCACCGAGCAACTTAGATTTTCTTGTGATAATACCGAACAACATATTCGCACGGATTACATTCAGGTTGGCATGACATTTAGTGAATCAGAAAGCGATAAATCTCCCAACTTCCTACAAAAACTGTTTTCAAAACCGCCTACTACCCCCCAGGAAAAGATCATGCCAAAACTGACCGAAGAACGCTTAGAAAAAGTCATTGAATTGATGGAAAAGAAATTTAATGAAGACGCTGCTCCTACTAAAAGCACCTTCACAAAAACAGAAGCGCAAGCACTGCTTAAAGCGCAAGGCTACTCTGTTATCAAAGAGCCGACTGCTGATGATTTAGCCACAGCGCGATCTCTTCTTGAGACGCAAGGCTTCTCTGTCGAAAAAACAGCCACAAATGAAGAAATTACTGCTGCCAAAAAACTATTAAAGACGCAAGGTTTCTCTATTGAAAAAATGCCTGAAGATAAAGGCGCCCTTGATGATAAAGGCGATAAAACTAAAACAGTGATCACTCGTGAACAATTTGCTTCATTGGCTAAAAAATTTGCCGATGCGAGTGTGACAGAATTTAATTTCACAGCGAGTGCTGATCAGGTAGGTGGTGATGACAGCCTTGAATACGTTTAATCGCGCGTTCCTTTCTTCTCCTTATTTTAAGAGGCCACTATGCCCGATATTTTTTGCGATGGCGTAACTGAAAAACGCATCGCCACGCTCCTTAGCAATACAAAAAAAGCCTATGGGTTAGCAAAAGATGGTATGTACTTTTCCATTGACGCACCCAAGGAAACTAAGCTGAGAAAAGCCATTATGGAATCCAGCGATTTTTTAAAGAAAATCAATATTCTTGATGTGCAACAAATCAAAGGCCAAGCCGTTACCGTCGGTAGCGATAAGCTCTCTACTGGCCGCGATAAAGAGCGCTTTAAAGGCACTACGCCTGATATTAGCGGATACGAATTTGAACTCTCTGTTACAGATACCGTTATCCATATCACTTGGGCACGATTAGCCGAATGGGCCAACTCCGGAGGTCAAAAAGAGTTTGAGAAAAAACTTTGGGAATACGTGACCGAGCAAGTGGGCGCTGACATGCTTCGCGTAGGTTGGAACGGCACGCATGCCGCTAAAAAAACAAACCCGAGTAAATACCCTAATGGTCAAGACATTAATGAAGGCTGGCACGCACGCATTAAACGTTTAGCACCCGGTCAAATTGTAGGCGCCAACCTGGATAACGATGGGCTTGAGATTTATTTCGATCCCGACGGCACCCGCGATGCGACCGGTAATCCTTTATTTGATTATAAAACCTTAGATGCCATGGCGTCGGATTTAATCAATAGCGTAATGCATCCCGCGTTTCGTAATGCGCCAGACTTAGTGGTATTGGTCGGTCAAGACTTAGTGGCTGCGGCGCAGTATCGCCTCTACACTGAAGCAGACAAACCAAGCGAGCATAACGCCGCTCAAAAGTTAGATAAATCTATCGCCGGTCGTCCTGCCTATGTGGTTCCATACTTCCCAAGCAAACGCATGGTGGTCACGTCCCTCAAGAACCTCTCTATCTATACCCAGAAAGGCACAAAACGCCGCAAAACAAAAGACAATGATGACTTAGGTCGTGTTGAGTCATTCTTATGGCGATTTGAAGGTTATGTTGTTGAAGAACCATTGAAATACGCTGCCTTTGATGAAAATAGCGTAGTCATTAGCGCCAAAACACTCACCAATACTGCCAAAGAGCCAAACATTACCGCCGAGCTTGAAGATGCAATGATTGTCATCGGAGAGAGCATCGCATTGCAAGTTAGCGCTGACAATACCACCAATTATGTGTGGTCACTCGATGGTGCCGTGTTTGATGAAACTATCCAAGGCATCACCACCTTATCAGGAAATGAACTGGTACTTGGACAGCACATAGTTAGCGTTGAATGTATTGGCCAGTATGGAAGCAAAACAAGCACAGCAGTATTAACGGTTAACGCCGCGTAATCACCATTATTTGCAACGGAGCATGATCATGGTTTCACCACTTCAACGACGACAACAGCGCATTGCATTGATGCAACAACACCAAGTAAGCGCAAACACTGATGATGGTGAAACCCTAGGTGTTACACCTGTATCTACGCAACCCAGCAATCAATGGGATATTGTGCGAGCATCGTTAAAAAAAGACAGCGCAGCACTAAAAAGCTTCAAGCAAATTACGGACAAAATTGACTATAAAAAGCGTCACTTGGAGCAATACAAGCCGTACTTTGAAAGCAACACTCTCCCTGTCGATATTGCGGCTATTTTTATGATTTGGCTCTTTGATTGCAAAGAAATACAACAGGCAATGTTACTAGCAGATTATTGCTTGAAATATGGTGCACCCATGCCCGAGGGCTTTAAATCAGACATACCCACGTTCGTTGCCGATGAAGTATTGAATTGGGCGGAATCAGCCTTTAAGCAAGGTCACTCAACGGCACCTTACTTTGATCAGGTACTTGCGCGATTTACTATTGATTGGAAGCTCTTCGACCAAATTGAAGCGAAGTATTACAAACTCTGCGGTTTCATGGCGTTAGGTAAACATGGCACTGACATCAAATACATTCCAGAGCCCGCACCACTTTATGCTGCAAAAACATGGTTTGAAAAAGCACAAACAAAATACAGCAAGATTGGCGTTAATACGCGTATTAATGACATCAATAAGCGTTTAGTAAAATTAGACCTTCCGCTAATAGCAGAAGAATAACCGACTCACCAGCGCACAAGTGACCGGACGCGCTTTTGATAGCCAAGGGGCAATATTCACTATCGCTATTCCGGTTCACTCAATGAGGTTGTTATGTTTCAAGATATTAAAACGCTCGATACCGCGATTAATAACACGGTCGAAAATGATGGTTTCTGGCCTGATTTATCCATTACTGATTTTGTAAAAACGTGCCGTATTCCACCCGTTTATAATGCAGAGCAAGAGCGCAACATGCTTATTATGGCCATGGCGGGTATCCATATTGAATTGAGCAGTTTTAAAGAGCGCGCTATTGCTAACAATCAACACCATTCAAGCGATATTGGTATGACCTATGGCACTGAAAGCACAACGACAGTGCAATATAAACAAGCCGTTTATCAACGAGCAAAAGCGTCATTATTAGTGCATTTCGCCACACTCTCTCGCAAAGATGAAGCTGAAAATCTAGCCAAAGAAAGTACCGAAACCAACGAATCATTAATGGCGTTATCACAGCACGCTATTCGTAACATCCTTGACATGCCTATGGCTACTGTACGTTTATTATGACAGGCAATCTACTACACCAAAATACAACGTATATGGCTGAGATAGCCAAATGCTATAAGCGTGTATTAAGCGATAAGTTGGGAAGTACCGGTAAGGATTTATTTGATTGTATTATCAGTGGCGGCACTTTTGTTTCGTCATTTAAAGATATGGGCGACGGCATCATTGTGGGTCGATTCAATTATAAAGCGGTGTTTATGTTTGAGGCGTTACCAGCAGCAAAACTTGATCCGCGTATTTTAATGGCATCAACAGCAACATGGTTACTTGAAAATGACACTGAGCGCCAAGGCTTAAAGTTACCGCCGCCAAAAATTGATGTCGACGCATACTCAAGCGACGGAACGCCAGTGAGTGATATAGAGATCACGCTAACCTTCTCCGAGCCTATCACAATGAAAGAGACCTCGGCTGATATCGGTGATGTGTTTTACAACAACACCTGGTGGGGTATTGCGCCGTATGTTATTCACGTTGCAGAAGAAACCCGGGTGATTGGCAATGGATATTGACTTTTCTCAAGCCGATATTGATAAGGCCACGCGCGCCTTATCACGCGCACGATTGACCTATAACCAAGAGCAATTAGCACTGCGTCGCATTGGCCGCGCGGTGATTAAACAAGCTAAAAAAAATGTGCGTCAGCAGCGAGATATTCATGGCCAACCGTTCGCGCCACGGAAAAAAAAGCACAAAGGCCGACGGCGTTTACTCCCTAATCTGGCTAAGCGATTACGCGGTAAGAATGATGCTAGCCATGTTGAGGTCGGATTTGCTAATCGGTTAATGAGCGAAATTGCGCACAAGCAGCAGCATGGCAACCCAACTGAAACATGGACAGGGGCACGAATAAGACGAGTGAGGGGACCTTTTCAGCATTACGATAAGCCGCCATCACCTCGGCAAGCCAGAGCCTTACTTCGCGCCGGTTATAAAATCAAAAAACAGCGTGGCAAAGGATGGAAAAAACCAACGACAAAATGGGTTATTGACAATATAGCACAAGGGCAATTGGGCTTAATTTTACGTGAATTACTGCATAAAAAAGCCAACGCTTCATGGGAAATTGACAACGCACCCCGTCCATTTTTAGGGTTAACCGCTGAGCAATCAGAGCGCATCATCACACACGAAGTTTTACGTATTTTGAGGTAGTTATGTTAGGCACAGTCACGGTATCAAGTAAAAATGGGTATCAAAATACCCCTAATGAGATAGAGCGCCGTTTTGTCTTTATTGGCAGAACAAGTGTTGTATCACTCCTTAACACGATAACGCACATTGATGCGCGCACCGATATTGCCGCAATTTTTGAGGGTGAAAAAAGCAATGCCAACCCTGCCACAAAGGCCAGCGGTAAACAAAATAACGCATCATTAAATATGGTTGACGCCCAATTTCGTGACATTTTGATGGCAGCGCAATTGAACGGAAAATCGAACTGGAGCGCCAGTATTGGTGGGTTACGCGCCATTGATACTTGGGACAGTGTGCTGGATGCGGCTAATGAGATCTTATCTTATGAAGCCGTCGTTTTAGTCGATCCAATCACAACAAAAGAAGAACTTGAAGCCGTCTCTGCCCAAAT